CTCACGGACCCTCATGGAGGGGGGGGCTCTCACAGGCACTGTGTACTCACGAGGCACGTCGTGATATCCGTCGTCCTGCCAGACGGGTTTGGTGTTGGGGTATTTTTGGAGAACACGATAAGCAATGTTCTGAATAACGGGGCAACCCGCATATTCATTCAACGCCGAAATCGCTTTCGCAGTAATGAGTGCTTTCCGACGGGCAGGGCTCGCACCATGCTCGTGTAAGGTCCACGCAAACTTCGAAATGAAAGGCGCCAACTCCTTCAAGTTCACTCCATCACAGGATGCTAAGCCACAAAACGCCACACCAGGCATTCCTTGGGTTGGTTCCTGGACCTCAGTCAACTTGACAGTGAGGCCCAGCTCCAGGAAATCCCGGTCGGTGACATCAACACCCTTAACGGCGAAGACGCCATCATCGCCTTCGACAAAGGCAAGGATCTCGTCCCCAATCTCAAATGCACCCTTCAGGTACAAGATGAACAGAATGGCCGTTATATTGTCCCACCCGTTCCCCAGTGAAGTGTTCAATTCCCCAGACATGCGCCTCGCGTCCAGAGTCACCTTGACGCCGCATTTGTGACTGACGACATTGCGCCCGCCAATCACGTTCTCTGCGAAATTCACTTCATTAGGGAACCGCTGCCCCAGATGCTCGTATAGCGGAAACTCGGTGGCTTCCATGAAGTCGGCTGTCATATGCGATTCGTAGGCTTGGTAATCCGAGATAAAATAGCGATATCCCAGTCTAACAAGTCGTTCTGTAATGACACGACCTCGGTCCCCCACCGGCGTATGTTTTATGAAGCAAGGTAGCTGGTAAACTAACTTTTCACAGGCCCGAAAGAACGGCCCAACAAAACAACGCGTCCACATGTTACGTGCATTGATCAATCTTTGATGCTTCGCTTCCTTCCAGCGACCAAAAGCATCCATGACGATCACATAAGGTTCCGACTTGCTGTGTCCCTCGACTCCATGCAAGTCCCGTCCTTCAGGTTGTATGCCAAAGTGCGCATCATAAGCCTCCAAATACCCCCGCTTCTTCGAAACAGGCATATTACAGTCACACAGGAAGCAATTTCCACAAACCGGTTCAGGGGCGAACTTACGACAGCTGAACTCCATCAGCAACGTAATAGGCTGCGGAAATAGATGCTCTGCCAATTTACGAGCAAATTGGCTCAATGGCATCTTCCCAGGATGCTGCTTAGCAAACTCACCACCACCGAAGTAGATACCTTCCATCGGCTTAGGGAGCTTGCGTGCGAAACGCTTAATCGTGCCCTGGAGCACGGTATCAAGGTCCCGACCATCAGCATGCATGGGGGAGAAAAATTGAACGACGAACTCCCAGTCCAGCGTCGAAAACAAGCTGGTCCTGGGGAGGGGTCTCTTATTAAGATTACACTTCACCTGGCAGTCATCTGCCATGTCCGCCTCGCTTACGCGAGTGATGAATTGACACTCCAGGTCAGAGACCCGATAACCCAGAGTGTAGCGGACGGGGACGCCGCCGGCATCCCCTACCACGCGCCTAGACGACTTGAGTGCCCCGCGCTGCATCGCGGTGCATCCAAGCCCATCCGAAAATCCTCAGAGTGTTTCTCAAGCAACGCAATCGTTGACTCAATGAGTTCGCTCCGAAGATCTGCGGGGAAGTCCAAAGTGCTTGCCCGAAGGAAGTACTGTCTTGTGATATTACCCCAACCTTCAGCTGACCTCTTACCAAAGGTGGAAAGGAGCTCAGCAACAACACAGTTAGGAACAAGCCAATCAACCACGGTGATGCGCTGGGCCGTGCTCGACTCCAGCGTGTATCCTTGCCTTGCTAGGTAGCGGACAAACAACTCCCCACAAGAGAATTGCAACAACGGTCCGACCAAATTCAGCAAGACAAGCTCGGGATACATAATCAGCAAAGACAAGAAAAACAAACCAAAAACTGGGAACGTCAAAGCCCGCTCCAACCAGAACAACCTGAGAACTCTACGACATAGGTTCTGGGTGTGTATCTGGAGGCGATTGAACACATCAATGTAGCTGAAAGAGTAATTGGTCGTCACGACACGAGTGTATGCCACGGGTGTCGGATCTCGCTTCGCTGCCAAGCAGCAAGTCGCCCGTGGATCCGGCCCATCGGCGGGGTACTCCAGGACGACACGGGAACATTCCACCTTGGTGTGCGGCGCCCAGCAGGCACCCACCAGCCATTGTATCCAAGGTAGAATCAAAGACGGCAAGAAAGAGGCTTTCCTCGCCGACTTCTGGCAGACGGCAGCAATCCGCCTGCCATGGTCCATCCCGTCATGGACCTCAGCACTCGACGCCACACGGTTGGCAAACGCCAATGGCACAATGACGTCTGTGCTGTCAACTTGAACCGGGATGAC